TGAAGTCTCGTTGCTCTTCAAACGCGACTCTAGCGGCCGCAATTCCTCGAGCATACTTAACCATAACATCCGGAAACGTTTCAAAGCATTCTCTGACGCTCTTGCCTGACTTAACTGCGTTAACGCAGTTTCTGATGTCAGTTCTAGAACCTTGGCCAGCTGGTCTAGTTCCATATTCAACAATACCTCCGTTGGAATCGATGTCTCGCTTTCCAGCGTCGGTACAGTACGCAATTGCTTGCTCAATGGTACCTCTCCGCGGCTCAAGGTGGAATCTACACGTTCCATTTCTAGTAAGCAATCCACGAATTGATCTAAAAGATCGTCTTGATTTGAATCTGAAATAGCCTTGAAAATGGGGTGTTCCACTGTCTCCTCGCTCGTGCTGATAGACGAGATAGACACATTCCTTCTCAGCAAATTCCCTTATAAAATCATAATCATCCGGTAAGACATAATTATTCAAGGTAAATACATAATCGGCGTGCTTACCAGATAAAGGGCCTTCTCTCTCAGCCATATCAGTTCCACTTCCGCTTTCTTCATCGAAGTATTCGGCCATATTAATAGACGATCAAAGTGAATTATGACTTTTAAAAAAAGGACACCTAAGTGTACTCGAACCGTATACCCAATATTGGGTATATACGGTTTGTGTTGTCTGAACTGACCACCAACAACAAAACAAAAAATTGTACCACAACATGATCGTATTATGCCGACTTAACTACTGCGTTGATAATACAATCATATTGTGGTACATAAAATACAAAAAACTTTTTTACATATAAATATTTACAATTTAAATTGAAAAAATTTTTTTTTAATTTTAGCGCCGGTAGTGTCCACCGTAACGGCTGGACGCTGGACACTAGGTTGTGGGGTAATACTAACCCACAACCTTATGTCCATTATAAAAACCTTGCAATATTGCTAACTACATCGCCAGTCATTCCACGTTTGCTTCCTACACTTTTGGCAGCTTTGCTATATTTTTTCAAAGAATTCAACTGGCGAAATCTCTTTACATATCGATTAATAGTATCACCGGCGGCTCGTTGTCCGATGCTTAAATTTTCTATCCAATTAGGTGAAGAAAAATGTAAATCAGGATCTTCATCAGCATCGTCAGTATATACTACATCTGGTCTATCACGTCTTCGAAATCTTTCAACTGAACGTTGAGTTTGATCTCGACGTTGACGTGCTCTCATACGAATTTCAGGGTCAATAATACGCTGCTTTGGACCCTTAAACGGTGCTTTAGGTCCAACATATTTATAAGGTGCATTCGTATTATATGGTACATGTTGTTCAATTTCTCCAAATCCTTTAACAACATTTTTTAATCCAACATCATAAGCATATGCATCATCATCTGGATCATAATAATTACCATAATATGATCTCCTCCATTTACCTTGTGCATTTCTTCCAAATGTCATGTTGTATCTGTCCTGCATATTTCTATAATACTGACCTTGTGTCAATGGATATGTAGTAAACACATTTAATTCTCCTGGATCCATCATACCAGGCAGTATTTCTGCTGGATCCTCCACTTCTTCATCATTCCATTCTAATTCATCCTCTTCCATGTTTGTTACGTGTATAATAACAAAATATAAATTCCTCTTTCAAAAATTCGTAAGTAGATCTGATATTGCAAATTAAATCAAAAAAACAATCGCAATTTTTTTCTTTCATTAATTAATTAATAATACTTTTTTTCTTATTTACAATACTAACCCTAAAAAAACTTTCACATTATTAACCCTATCTCCCCCACTGCGACGCCCCCTAAGGGGCTTTGCTTTAGCTTCGTCGCTACTCGCTCCTCGCTTTTTAAATAGCATTTGGCAATTCAAGATTGGATGGTACTTGAGCAACTACTGTAGTTACTTGTGTACCTGATGCTCCTGTTGGCATAGTCCAAGCAAAACTTAAAGTACTAGTTTGTGCACCTGGAATATCCAGGACATAACTAACAAGATGGTTTTGACCACTTGTACTACCTTGCGGTGCTACCATTGAAAATGCACTTGGTCCACCATCACTATCTTGTACTAATGTACAATTTGTGGTAGTTGGTGCAGTCTTTGTAATTCCAGAAGCAGTAGGTATAAACACCTGTACACTTATTTGATATCTTCCAGCAGGTAAACTGCTTGGAAAAATAATTGCATTATCTTGAATAAAAATATTATCAGGTGCATTTGTTTGATAAAACGCTTCAGAACCGGAAGTACCAAACAATGCAGATGTTGTTATACTAGTACCAGCAGTTCTTCTACTAGCCCAAATTAATGAATTTAATGGTGTGACAGGTACCAATTTCAACTTTGACAGTTTAACCTTGTAATGTACGTACAATCTGCCTAATTGTAAATTTGCAGTAGCACCTTGTGTTGCAACTTGAAACACAGCTAAATCATATGTTTTTGGATCTTGACCTACAGGGACATCTCCAGTTCTAACATATTCAAATCTAGCTTGTCCAGTTGCTCGTTCTTCACATTCAACTCCGTGAAGTAAACTGTCAGTAACTCTTGTTGCACAAGAATGTGAATAATTATCCATACTAACTTCATCCAAAAATAATGGGTTTGTAGGATTATATTGTGTAGCCATCAATAATGTACCTGCAGCATTATCATTACCTTCAACTACAGTAGATCTAAATTCAAAAACTAATTGTTCAAATTCATATTCTTCATAAAATTGAGCAATTTGTGCTAACATTGGAGCAAACGATTTTAAACCAGGGTTTAATACACAACTAAATTGTGTTTGAAAACCAGTATTGGTTGGTGTAATAGAAGTCAAAAACTCACTATGACTAATAATAATGTCATCTTTATCATTAGCACTAAATAAATCGTTGCTACCCAAATTTGTGCCGTATGAGCCTCTGCCTGTTATCTTACGAACAGCAGCGCCCATACCTGCATCAGTGGCGCTTCTAACTGCGCCTAATGCAATATCGCCTAGCGCATTTGTATACTTGTTTAAACCAAGTGTGCGCATGTCTCCGACAAAGTTTCTTACACCGTATCTACCTCTACCAATAAAACCGAAATATTTACGGTTACCTTTTTGGCCTTCATTTGCTGTTTTAAATGTTGGACCAAACATACGCAAAGAATCATCACTACCCCTTGGGTAGTGAGCTGTGCCAAACTTAGAGTATGGAAACTTAGCTCTTTCTCGAGCAGCAATGGCAATAGCCATGCGACGCTTGGCGTCCGTAGACATTTCAGATCTAGTTCTTTTTGGCATTTTGTTTTGTAATTTAATTAATTAATAATACTTTTTTTATAAAAACAGTTATCTATTAAAACTTGAAACAATCGAAGGCTCAGAAGGTTCTTCGCCAAACAATTTAATTTCTTCGATTCTTCTTAACAACTGTTGTATATCTTCATTATTTCTTCCTCTCCACATAACTTCTGGCCTATGAGGAGCCGTTATAATGATGGTTTTAGATCTAAACTGGTGCATAGTCCCCTTTCCTTCCACTTGCAATGGGTACCTGTCAAACAAGCGTAACAAGATGTGAAAGGGGCAAAGGTCGCACCTGTAGTCGTCAACGATGACCGTTTCTTGTCCGTCGTATCCATCCCACCATTTCGAAGCCCCAGCTTTCCAATAGGTGCTAACATCGCGCGTCTCATCACGGGCAAATCGTGATTTTCCAGTCCCAGTGGTCCCGTAATACCATTTAACAACAGTTTTGAAGTCTCGTTGCTCTTCAAACGCGACTCTAGCGGCCGCAATTCCTCGAGCATACTTAACCATAACATCCGGAAACGTTTCAAAGCATTCTCTGACGCTCTTGCCTGACTTAACTGCGTTAA